GGCGTCCTCGAAGAACAGCTCGTAGAAGTCGCCCATCCGGTAGAAAACGAGCATCGTCGGGTACTCCCCTTTGATGCGCAAATATTGTTGCATCATCGGGGTATGCTTGCTTTTTTCGCTTCCTGTAAGCTCTTGATCTAACGGCATATTTTGCCTAACGCCTTGATTCATCTATGTTTTCACGCTTTTGCTGTGCTCGCTGATCGGCATCATATCGCATCATATCGCATCACCACACTTCACTAAATGGCGTAGCTTTTTGATTGCCGCTGAAAAAAGTTACGCTACAATTCCCTGCCGGCGTAGGTTCGACCTGAAAAGCTACGCCAAGGTTACGCTGCGAGGGACTATGCAATTTGATGCGAGAGCTGCAAAGCAACTGGAGCCAGGGCGACACTTTATCATTTCCGAGTGCCCCGGGCTTCGATTGGAGGCATCGACGACGTCAAAGTCGTGGATCTACCGGTACAAGAGCCCGGCCACCGGCAAGATGCGCCAGGTGAAGATCGGCGAGTGGCCGGAGAAGTCCTTGGCGGCCGCCACGGTCGAGTGGGAGCAGCTGCGCGCCCAGCGCGCGGACGGCCGTGATCCCGCCGACGAGAAGCGCGCGGAACGCACGCAGGCGCGCGAGGCCAGGGAGCAGGCGCGCGCCCGGGCGGCGAACCGCTTTACCGTCGGCTCCCTGTGTGACCTCTACCTGCGGGACCACGTCGACCGCAACCGTGCGCCAAAGGGAGCGGCGGAGGTGCGGCGGATGTTTTCGACCATGTTGGGCGAGTTCGCCGAGCTGGAGCCGCACGAGGTAACCCGGGTGCAGGCGTACGATCTCATCCAGTCGTTTGCCCATATCCCCGTCCAGGCGGCCAAGCTGAAGAGGGAGCTCGGTGCTGTCTGGGACCATGGACATGATTCAGGCAAGCTGGACGCCGACGTCCCGAACTGGTGGCGCCAGATCATGAGGGGCAAGCTGCGCAGCAAAGGACATATCCGCGATGGCATCGCGATCGGCACCGCCAAGCGCGTGCTGACGCCGGACGAGATCGGCCAGCTTATCCGCTGGCTGCCGAACTTCTCGCGCACCATTAAGGATGCGCTGACCCTGTACCTGTGGACGTGCACGCGCGGCAGCGAGATCATGGCAATGAAGGGCTCGGAGATATTCGAAGAAGCAGATGGCCTGTGGTGGGTGATCCCGAAGAGCAAGACCAAGAACGCGCGCTTCGAAGAGGCCACCGACCTGCGGGTGCCGCTGATCGGCCGCGCACGCGAGGTGGTGCTGTGCCGGCGTGAGCAGTTCGGCCAGGGCTACATCTTCCCCTCCCCGGGGAAGGTCGGGTACGTCGAGCAGAAGACGGTCGGGGTCGCAGTCTGGTTCCACCAGCCGTATGCCAAGACCAGGCCACACATGGTCCGGCCGCGCTTGCCGGTGACGCACTGGGCGCCACACGACCTGCGGCGAACGGGGCGTACGCAGCTGGCGGCGCTGGGGTGTGGTGAGGAAGTTGCGGAGGCAGTGCTGGGGCACATGCCGAAGGGCATAGCGGGGGTCTACAACTTGCACCGCTACGACAAGGAGCGGCGGGAATGGCTGGGCAAGCTCAGCGAGCACTACGAGAACCTGGTGCGGTCCTCATAGGCCGGTGGCCGGCTGCTTCGGGGCGCGGCGCGATGTGTTCGGAGGCGGCAACTGGTTCGACACTGGGCGGGTCTCGCACCACTCCTGCACCTCCCTGAACAGCCAGCCGACCCGTTTTCCGGAAATCTGCCGCGGCTGCGGGAAGGCGTGCTCGCGCACCAGGCGCTGGACGGTCGCTTCGCCCAGCGTGGTCGTGTCAGCAACTTCTTTCAGGTCTAGAAACAGCTTGGTCATGCACAGCCCCAGGGCACTCGATCAGATGCATTCAGTTTAGTATCCACTAAACATATCGTCAAGTGAATACTTGACGCGCGTCGGGATCGCGCGTCGCCGCGGCCCGACGGTTCGCGGCGATCGGAGGCCGGCGGCAGCAGCCACCACCAGGGCGTCAGCCAAAAGTGCAGGAGCATTGCCGGGTTGGGCAGCATCTCAGGGCGCAGCAGGATCTGCGCGGAGGCCAGGGGGCTCAATTGTCGACTCCCAGGTACTCGCGCCACGGCACCTTGCGGCCGTTGACCAGGAACCCCCACGTGCCGCGCTTGCGCCAGGTGATGAACAACGTCCACACGCCCCCAGGCGACACCTCGGTGATGCGGTGGTACTCGCCGAAGCGCAGGCGCGCCGTGTCGCTTGGGCGTCGCACGCGCAGCACATCGATGACGTGGTCGAGCCGTTCGCCTTCAATGACCTCGCGGCGCAGTTCCTCGTACCACCCGCGCAGGATGAACGTGCGCGCGTTCCACGGGTGGTCGTGCATGTGCGGGTCCAGGTCTTCGCGCATGATCTTGTGCAGGCGTACGGACGGCAGCCAGTCGCCCCAGCGGCGACCGGCCCCATCGTTCTTCGGCGGGTACGGATTGAACAGCCAGTAGCGCTCCATGTAGACCGTGCCGTCGGCGCCGACCAGGTGGAAGTAGGGCGTCCGCTGCGCCCGTCGGATCAGCCAGTCGGCGACAGCAGGCCGCGCCAGAAGTTTAGATAAGATGCTCACTTGTCGCTCTCCTTCTCTGCTTGGGGTGCCTCGACCTCCAGGATGATGCGGTGTCCGATGCCGATTTTTCCCGGCGTCGGGTGCGGCTGATACCAGCACAGATACCAGCAGTCCTCGCCTTCGCGCTTCCAGCACTTGCCGTCGTACGTGCCGGATGGGTAGCTGCTGGAGTGCTCGGGCAAGCCGGCGACCTGGCGCGGAGTCAGCAGAACATGGGTCTCATCCATCGGCGCTTCGCGGATGTCGGCAGGCTGGCGCCAGTGACGGCCCAACGGGTCTGTCATTTGCGGGATCACGCTACACCACCTTCCTTGGCGCCCTTGTTCCACTCGTCTGTGAAGTACTCGTCGACCAGCGTGCGCGCGACGTGAATACCAGCCCGGTCCAGCGCGCGGTGCAGCATTTCGCTCACGGCTTCGCGGGTCGGTGCGGCGCTGTCTGTGCTAGTAGGGGCGCCGAGAAGCGCAACGGCGCGAGCATAGATGCGCTTGATGGTGTCCCACTCGACCATTACTGGCTGCTCAACTGTTCCTTCGCCCTTGCATTCGGCGCACTCGTAGCCGTCATCGACTTCACCCACGCCCTCGCACTCATGGCGCTTGACCGTCAGCGATTCAGAAAACTCGCCCGACAGCTCGGCCTTTGCGCCGTTCTCGGCGGTTAGACCCGTAGGCATCAGCACGTAGCTGCCGACCGGCGCGCTCGGGGCGGCTTGCGCTGTCGGTGCAGGGTGGGCAGCGGCTTGCTGGGCCGCGCTCCACACCAGCCACCCCTTGGCGCCAATGGAGAAGCCACCCAGCTCAGGGACCCGGGCCAGCCAGGCGGCGAAGTCGGTCGGCTGCTGGGGAAGGGTAGCGCGCCCGGTCCCCTTGCAGTCGAAGCACGGCAGGAGCTGCAGTCCCAATGTGCCGTGGCCGTCGCATTCCGCACACTTCGGTACCTCGGTCGCGACAGTTGTGGTGGTAGTGCTCATGGTGTCATTCCTCATTTGAAGTGGTGCCCTTGATTTGAACTTCGCTGCTTTCGATCCCGCCGGTGATGCCGGCCAGGTAGACCGTCATCGCGACCCGGCCGCCGTCCTGGTGCAGCGTCAGGCTGTGGATGAACTGGTTGAGCCCGTGGTAGATCACAGGCCTGCAGCAGTGCGCGGACTTCAGTAGCCGGTACTGGTGTTTGAATGATTCAGGATCGAGCGGCTCGTCCTGGGCATTGGGGACTGGGCCGGTCATAGCCACATCCATGCTTTCTCGATAGCTTTCGCCGCTTCCTCGCCGACCGTCCACCACACCGGCGCCTGCACCAGCACGATCACGCCGACCAGCGCCGGCCGCAGCTCCGGATAGCCGCCCCACGATCCGAACGCGAACCGCAAGCCGAAGAATCCGCAAGCCAACGCGAGCATCTGGCGCGGCCACTGGAGGACGGACATCTCGCCCGGCAGGTCGAACGGCGCGATTCGGATGCCGGGCGTGAGCAGGGCCAGGTAGACCGCCGCCGCGAGCAGCAGCGCGGCCAGCACGATCTCGGCAGCAGGGGCGAAGATATTCTTCATCGTGGTCTCCAGGTAGGGTGCCGGCGCGGCCGGCAAGGGTTGGGTTGCGTATACGTAGCGCGCGCTCGAGCTGGGCAGATCCACAGCCCGGGAGCGCCGGTCAAAACCGCTGCGGCGCTCGCGGAAGAAGATGCGCCAGCGCCGGCTCTTGCGGCGGCCGGCGGCGCGCGGCTGGGGATGATGCCTGCTCACGATGCGTCTCCGGTCCCTCACGCGGCCATCGCTGGCGCCCGGCTCATCGGAGGCGGCGTCAGCGCGTCGAAGTCGCTCATGTCGAGGTCGCGCATCAGGAAGTCGAGGAAGGCCTCGATGCCGTCGCTCTGGATCTCGTATTCGACGGAGCGGTAGAACGCCGGCGGCATCGGCGCCGGGGCGTCGATCACGCAGAACCGGCGCTGGTCTGGGTCCACCTGCAGGGCGCCCGGCATACCGGAGATCATGATGAAGTTCATCCTGTTGGGCCGGCGGACCGTGGTGGCGCCCCTGTTGCGCTGAGGGAGGTCGGTAGCGGTGACCAGGTGCTTCAGGCGATCTTGGTACCCCTTCGAGAGCACGCCGTCGAGGATCGCCAGGCGCGTGCCCGTGGGCCAGATGGTGGTCGTGTCGACCGGGTGACGGAACTTGTGCGCGCCGTCGGCGTATAGCTCCATCACGATGCGCTCGAAGAACATGTGCTTCCCGGTCCCTTCCGGGCCGGCGACGAGCAGGGCGCGCGACATCTTTGCGCCGGGGTTGCGCAGCGGGTAAGCCAGCCAGCGCATCACCCACAGGCACTTGTCCTCGTCGAAGTCGCACAGGTGCAGCAGCAGGGCCTTGATGTTGGCGTAGTTGACCGGCTGGTGGTGGCTGCGGTCGGTGACGCGATGGCGCAGGGCGCCGAACAGCTGCTGGACGTACATGAGAATTTTTTTCATGGTCTCTCCTGGTTGTGGATGGGTGTGTCAGGCTGCGAGGCGGGCCAGTTCGGTCTCGTGCGCGATGTTGACCCTGATTACGGCGACGGCTGGTGGTGGCGAAACGCTGTTGCCGATCATTCGGACCTGGGCGGATCCGGACAGGCGCTTCGTGACCGTCCGGCCACGCTTGTCGGTCTTCGTGTGGAACGGATTCAGGATGTAGCCTGGCGGGAAGCCCTGGGCGTTGGCCAGCTCGCGCGGCACCAGCATGCGCAGGCCGATGTCGACCACTTCCATCAGCTCGCCGTTGATCTCCACCAGCTCCGGGAACTCGGCGTCCTTCAGGCTGGGGCAGTACTCGCGCAGGAAGGCGCGGACCTGCTCGCGGCGCGCGGCGGACTGGCCCGGGTGGGCCAGCGTGGTGCGCATCTCGGCATGGTGTTGGCCGCCGGCGCTGACTGTGCCCAGCGGCTCGTTGGCCGCGGTGGCCGTGCTGGTGCCGCGCAGCTTGACCAGGTTGCTGGTAACGACCGCATGGCGGTTCTCGGTCACGATCGTGTTGAGAGGCCGCTCGACGTCCCACACGTCGCGGACGCCGTTGCTCTTGTTGTCGATGCCAACCAGGTGCGCCGTGACCACCGAGTTGTGGTCCTGCGTGGTGACGGTCGGCATCGGCTGCTCGACGCTGGCGCCGACCACGCCGGTGTAGTGCTTGGCCAGGTAGGCGCAGGTGACGCCCACGCGGTCCTTCGTCACGATGGTCGGTGCCGGCCTGTCGATCGCCACGTTCTGGCTGCCGCTCTTGTAGTACTGAACCAGGGACGCAGTGACAACCGCAGCGCTCTGGCCACCGGCGGTGATGGTGCCCATCGGGGCATCGGTCGAGTGCACGCCGCTGCCCCACCGCTTGGCGCCGCCAGGCGATGCCTCACCGTGGGCCGTGTCGACGATGTACGGCCGCGCCGCCTTTAGGGTATAGCGCTCGAAGCCGACGCCGACCCGGCGCAGCGTGGCCGTCGCCAGAGGCTTCTTGCGATCGAAGATCGAGCGGCACGGAATCGACCAGTCGATGCAGTCCGCCGCGGTGACGAACGGCAGCAGCTTGCCCGACTTCACTGCGGGCGAGTTCGGGTCGCCGTGGGTCGGTTCCGGCCAGCGGATCGCCAGGCCGTCGCGGCGCATCACCATGAACAGGCGCTTGCGGATGGTCCCGGCGCCGTAGTCGCACGCGCGCAGCACGCGCCACTCGACCTTGTAGCCCAGGCCGGCGATGATGCGCTCGATCGGGAAGTCCTGGCCCAGCGTTGCGACGATCTCCGGCAGGTCCGGGTGGTCCTTCGGCAGTCCGGTGGACAGGGCCAGCACGAACGCTTGGAAGGTCCGGCCACGCAGGGCCTTGATCGGGCGGCCGTGGCTGTCCAGCGGGCACCAGGTCAGGAACTCCTCGACGTTCTCGAGGAACATGATGCGCGGCGCCAGCTGCACGCCCCACTTCAGCGCGACCCAGGCCAGGCCGCGCGTCTTCTGGTCGAGGATGTTGAAGCCCTTGGCCTTCGAGAAGTGCGTGCACGTCGGCGAGAACCAGGCCGCGCCCAACGGGCCGTCGCCGATCTCGCGCCGCGGATCGATCAGGAACACATCCTCGCGGAGGTGGCGCGTGGTCGGATGGTTCGCCGCGTGCATCGCCAGCGCCTCGCCGCAGTGGTTGACGGCGATGTCCGGGTCGCGCCCGAACGCCTGGCGGATCGCCTCGCTGGCACCGCCGCCGCCGGCGAAGTTGTCGGCGATGCGCTCGGGGCCGAAGCCCAGCGAGAGGGTGAAGTCGTCGCGCTTCATGGGTCAGGCCGCCCTTTTCGCTGCCGCAGCAGCGCGGGCGCACGGATCACAGGCGCCGTACTGGTGCAGCTGCTTGGCCGTCACCACCTTGCCGCACGCGCAGTGCTTCCTGCGGAGGGTGAGCGGTATGCTGGCGGCGGTTTGTGCGCGATACAGAGCAGTGGTGCTCGGATTGGCGAAGCCCATCGTCATATCGTTAGCTTTCGTCAGATTGGTTCATGTTGGTCAGCGCGAAGAACGCTTCCACCTCGGCCACGGCGCGGTCAAAGCGGTTCAGCGGGATCCGCGGCAGCGCGCCGTCGATGTTCGCGATCACTTGGCGCAGGGCTGCGGCCTCCTCGGGCTCCACGGTAATGGTGCGGACCTGTTCGTACCGGTCACAGATCGCGCCCATGATGCGAGAGCCCGGGTCGACGATCTCACCGGCCATGCCGGCGCGAACCAGCATGGCGAACATCTTCGAGACGGTGTTATAGGCGTCGATCGAGGGCTGCGCGATCAGGGTCTCGCCGGCCATGCGGATCTCGATCGCAAGCCGGTCGCGGCTCTCGGTCGTCATCGGGACCTTGGCCTTGGCCTGGAACTGCGGGCGGCGATGAAAACGGGGCATGGCGAGCGCTCCTGGCTTAAGGCTTGCCGATGAGGACCGTGAAGCCGCTCTGGCGCGCCTGCTCGACGTAGGCCTTGAACGCATCCTCGATCGCGTTCTCCACGCGGTCCAGCTCGTACCAGAACTTGACCTTGCCGGCGCTCAGGCGGTACTTCAGCCGCGCGCGCACCTTGTAGCCGTCGCCGTTCTTGAACAGGCGCAGGCCCAGCGCGAATTCGCGCGGGATCATGATGTCGCCGGAGCCGGCCCGGGCGTCAATGGTCTCGGTGTAGGTCAGTTGCACCTGGCCGTTGTCGAGGCGGCGCTGCGAGCTGAACGCGACCTCGGTCTTGGCCTGCAGCGTCAGCGCGACCTGCAACATGGTTTCGCCAGTCGGATCGGCGATATCGGCGAAGTTGTCCTCGAGGAAGACGGCGAACTGTTCCTGCTCCATCACCTCCCGGTCATTCTTGTACCAGCCCGCGAACTCGCGGCTGAGCTCGGCGGTGTAGCTCACGCGGAAATCGCGCCAGCCCGGCAGGCCGCCATGGTCCTGGCCGTGGTCGTTCAGCACGGCGACCAGGGTGCGCGTGTCCGGGTGTGCGTAGATGTAGCAGTTGTCCGGCGTCGCCTGGTCGGCGACGAACTGGAGGAAGCTCGGCAGGTCCGACAGCGCGACGTGACCGCTCTTGCGGTGCGGCTCCGTCAGCGTCTGCTCGATCGCCTTGGTGACGTCGACGTGCTTGTATTCGGGCGGCAAGATCAGGAAGTGCGCGTCGGCGACCGAGCGGATGTTGGCCGCGGCCACGGTCAGGGCGCCGATCTGTTCGATGGAGGATTTGCTGATCTCCAGGTGCTCTTGGGCTGGGGCAGCTGCGGTGGCCAGCTGGCCGGCGATGGCGCCGGATGCGGCCGTGTTATGGCTTTCGTTCATTACGCTTCCTTCAGTTTGGTGGGTTGAGGTGCCGGCGCTTCGCGCAGTTCGAGCGATTGCTGGCGGGGGTGCTTGCGGGAGAGCTCATTGCTGTCGGTAACCCAGAAGAAGTCCTCGCCGCGTTCGGGCTTGGGCAGGTCGACCTTGACGTTGTCGGTGATGATCACCTTGTCGACGTCCTTGCCGCGGGCGCCCGGCTTGACCTTCAGTGAGAGGGTCAGGGTGCCGCCCTTGCCCGTGTCTTTCACCGCTGCGAGCAGGTCGGCCATGCCAGCCGACAGCTCGGAGTGGGCGCGGCCGTCGCGCAGGTCCTGCAAAAGCACGGCAAATGCTTGGGTAGTCATATTGGAGTTGGCTCCTGGTTGTTGTTAATCGTGGTCGTTGGCTTGCAGCTTCTTTACGTCCGGCCGGCTGCGGCGCTGCATGTGCCGGCGGGCGACGGTCGTCAAAACGATTCGCAGGGTGGCGTTGTTCAGCAGATCGTCGATGGGCGTGGTGACGCGGAGCATCCGGTGGGCTACCTCCAGCGCGGCGCGGTCCGGCGAAATGCGGTCCATGTCAGGCTCCGTCGGCAGGGCCATTGGGCGGTATGTCCATGCCCAACACCTTCCGCAGTGCGATTTCCGCAGCCTTTTCGCCGTGGAACACCATCGAGCCGGAGAGGCGCGCGATGAAGCTGCGTGCGCGCGCGTCGACGTTGGTCGGCTCGGCCTGGATGACCTCGTGGGCGATCTCGACGATCCTGGCCCGAAACTCTTTAGCGGTCGCCATGTCACGCTGCCTTCGGCTTCGTGTAGTCGCGAATACCCCAGTCCTTGGCCAGCTGTTCCCAGATGCGGCTGCCGCCCTTGAAGTAGAGGTGCACCTCTTGCACAGGGCAATAGTCGAGCTTCAGCACTTCCAGGCAGTCGACGAAGATTTTGTGGTCGAGGCAGCGGAAGTCGGTCAGGTCGAACTTGAAGCGGTTCCCGTTGTAGAGGCTCAACAGGAACTCGGCGACGATGCGGCACTGGCCAGAATGACCGCGTGTGATGTTCAGCAGTCTGGCCAGCGCTGCGACGCCAGGTGAAAGAGGCTTCGGGTCTTGGTTGGAGGTGCTCATGGGGTGCTCCCGTAGTGAGGTAGGAGCAGATTAAGTAATTACTAAACAAGTGTCAAGCATTTACTTGACATGAAGGCGCAAAAAAAGCCCGCACGCGGCGGGCAGTTTGTCGGGGAGGGGAATTAGCGGATGGTCTGGCCGTTGACGGTGAGCCCGGTGATGGTGCCGGTCCTCAGGTCGCCGCTGCAGCTGGCGGACATCTTCAGGCGCGCGCCGAAGGCGTTGGTGAAGTGGAAGCTGCCGGACGGCCAGACGAACTGGAACTCGCCGGCGCCGCCGCGGTTCGGAACGTAGGGCGGACGGTCCGCGCCATCGTACAGAGCCTGCGTCCTGATCGCGCGCTGGCACGTCGCCAGCGCCTGCTGCACCTGGCGCTCTTCCAGCTGGCCCGGCGATGGCGCGGCTACCTGGTAGATGATGTATCCCAACAACGGTACGCAGCAGACCAGGGCGGCCAGCCCGAACGTATTGCCGGTGCCCGTGTGACGATTTGTGGTCAAGGCGGCCGCGCCAGGCCGCGGCAGGGCGGTGGAGCAGCGCGGGCAGGACACCGCGCTGGCGATCGAGATGTGTGCACTACAGCCAGGGCATTGAACCGTCATGGTCTTCTACTTTGGCGGCAGGTCGGCGTGCCGGGGCGCCTTGCCGGCCTTACCGGCGCTTTGGGCTGATGGCGTCAATGATCTGCTGCACCATCAATTGTGTCTTCTCATTCTGGCGCACGACGTCGCGCAGCGTCGGTCCACCCAGATTTGCATTCGAGAGGCTGCGCAGGCGTTCAATGATCTCGTCGTTCATGGAATGCCCGGCGCGCGCTGCAGCCTCTTTGACCTCGGCGTGCAGGTCGGGTGGCAATCGAACAGTCGTTGTGGGTTTCTTTTTCTTTTCTACCGGCATCGCGCGATTCTTGCGCGAACTGCCGTTTTATTGTTGCTGGTGGCTTCAATTTGAAGCCACGTTGTAACCGGGTGTTTCCGCTGCATTAGGGCCGATCATGCATTGTCATAGGGGAGGGTGAGAATGTGTGATTGTTCGTTTGAGAATTAGAGGGTATTTAAGTCGCTAATCCAAGGATGTAGGAATCATCCTACCTCATACAGTTTGCATAGCTCATCAATACAAAACGGATGTACTGAAAGTCATGGAAACGTTAGCAAAAATGATCGCCTTTTATAAGGAAATGGACGACCAGGCGCAGAAAGAATTCGCTGAGCTGGCAAAGTTGTACGCGGCGAAGTGGCCGCGTAAAACACCGCATGCACCGTTATTGCGCCTGGTTGCCTCCGACACTGCGAAGCGGTGACCTTTCTTTTTCGCTGACTTCCGCCGACACTTCCATACTGGCCTTGCCGCGCTCGCTCGAGGCCCGGAAGGCGGTAAGGATCTGCATTTCCCGCGGCGTCACCCATACCAGATCCATACGTTCCGGTTCCGGCCCCGCTTTGGCCTCGCGGTCGGCGCCGACTTTCTCTAGGGGCGTGTCCAGATAACCCGCACCCATGTTGTACTCCGCCTCGATGCGTCGTGCCGCTCGTTCGCCCATCGTGCTGGTCCCCAATAGCAGTTGCGAAAAGTAACTGCGCTCCGCTGGCGGGGTCTTGTGTGTTTCCAGCCACTTCCTGAGGTTCTCGCGCCTGGTTTCTTTGATGTCCATGTTCATGGGCCGAAGTTTAGCGTTTTCTAAACTAGTGTTCACTCGACAACTGTTTAGCAATTACTTGATAAGTGTTTGCTTGACGTCAGGTTTAGCAAACACTAAACTGGCGCGATGAACCTCAAATCCTTCATCCAGGCCGACCGCGGCCGCGCCTCCCGGCTGGCGGAGAAGCTCGGGATTTCCCGCTCCTACTTGTCGCAGCTGGCCAGCGGCACCTCGGCTATTTCGCCGGAGCGGTGTGTCGACATCGAGCGCGAGACAGACGGTGAGGTGACGCGTCAGGACCTTCGTCCGGACGACTGGCCACGAATCTGGCCGGAGCTGCGCGGCGCGGGTCCGGCGGCGCGTCGTCGCAAGGATGACCAGGACGATACGGCCTCTCCCCAGCCGGACCAGGGTGGTGGCCACGCGTAGCGGCTGAGTGCGAGCAGGCATTCCAGCGACCATCGAATTCTCCTCAAGAAATAGTTGCTGGAAGTTTATTTAGAAGCGCGGTTTCCCGATTCATTTTTTTAAGGCCTTTTTACATGAACATCCTTGACGCGTTCCATGCAACCGTGCACGACGCCGATGGCGGCTGCGAAGTCGTGGCCCTGCGCCTGGGGATGAACCCCGGCGTGCTGCGCAACAAGGCCAACCCGAACATCGCCACCAACAAGCCGACGCTGGAAGAGGCGGACCGCCTGATGGGCCTGACCGGCGACCACCGGATACTGCAGTCCCTGGCGCGCAACCACGGCTATGTCTGCATCAAGATGGATGAAGTCGAAAACGCATCGGACGTCGCCGTGCTCGAGCTGGTCGTGAAGGTCATGCGCACCCAGGGTGACGTGGGGAAGGAAATGTACGACGCGCTGGCGGATGGCCGCATCACGCAGGCCGAGCTTGCGCGCGTCCAGAAAGCAGTGAAGGAGGCCGAGTGCGCCCTGGAGCAGCTGTCGGCGCGCGTCGCAGGCATGGCCGAGCCGCGCTGATGGACTGCCAAACCATCCCCGCAGATTTTTCTTTACAAAGTTCGGGCATGCGCCTTCCCAATCTTGAAACAATTTTAGCGGCGCGTCCACACGGTACCATTGGGCAAGCTCAGCAGTCGTGCTCGAGCGGTACCGACCGCATCAATACCCCGCGCGAAAAGGCCGCAGTCCTGGCCCACTTGACGATCCAGTTGGCGATGCTGAGCGCGGAGCAGGAGGTGCGCCATGGCGACGCGTGACCAGGTCACCGACCAGATGCGCGCGGCCGGCCTCCCGGCCCTCCCGGCTGACCACCCGCTGCTGGACGGTAAGATCCATCGTTTTGGCCCCGAGAAGAAGGCGTGGTACGTGCTGCGGGAGCTCGATCTGCGCAGCGGCCGCCGCGTCGTCACCGGCAGATTTGGCATCTGGCAAGGCACGGACAACAACGCGGTCCCGGTCACGATCGACTGGGAAGGCGTCACCGCAGAGGATCGCGCCGAGGCCGAGCGCAAGCAGGCCGAATACCAGCGCGCCGAGGCCGAGCAGAAGCAGCGCGACGCCGAGATGGCCGCGAACCGGGCCAGGATGGCCTGGGCCGACGCGGACAATGCATCCGATGTCGAGCAACACCCCTACCTGGAGCGCAAGCGCGTCGGCTGCGAGGGCACGCGGATCGATTCCAAGGGCCTGCTGCTGATCCCGGCGCGCAAGTACAGCACGAGCGGTGCGGTGCTGGCCGGCCTGCAGAAGATCGCCCCAGACGGCAGCAAGCGCTTCAGCTCGGGCATGGACATGATCGGCGCCTGCTGCCTGCTCGGCCGGGCCAACCAGGAGACGCCACTGATCGAGATCGGCGAGGGCTATGCCACCTGCGAGACGGTGCGCATGGCCACCGGCTTCGAGGTTCCAGCGATGGTGGCCTTCAACGCCGGCAACCTGTTGGCCGTGGCGCAGCAGCTGCGCCACGACTTCCCGAATGCCCACCTGCTGTTCCTGGCCGACGACGACATGCGTGTTGTGGCCCGGCTGCGCGAAGCTCTGCTGAAGGACTACGACGTCGAGTGGGAGCCGCTGGTCGACGGCGCCGACCACGAGATCGAGGTCAAGGGCGGCGATATCGTGTGCGTGCGCGCTACCTGGCGCCGTGACGCCAACGGTACCGAATACATCGAGGCGGACATCCGCGCCGGCCGCAGGGTCCAGATCCGCAGGTTCGAAAACGCCGGCATCTCGCGCGCCCGCGCCGCGGCACGCGCCGTCGGCAACGCTTCGGTCGTGTGGCCGCAGTTTGCCGACCGGGCCGCCGACAGCAAGGACTCCGACTTCAACGACCTGTACCTGGCCGAGTCACTCGACGCCGTGCGCATCCAGGTGCAGGCGGCGGTCTCCCGCGCCCTCTCGAAGGAGAGCGCGCCGAACGGCGAGGCCGAGATCCCGGCACACTTCGACGACGCGCCGCCGCCGGCCGCGCCGCCCCCAGCGGAAGAGGCGAGCGCGATGCGCGTGCCCACGCTGGAGGTGCTGCTGTCGCACTTCTGCCTGATCTACCCTACCACCGACGTCTGGGACAGCCTGCGCAAGCAGCGCCTGAAGCGCTCGGCCTTCACGGCCTGGGTGGGTAAAGAGCTGGCGTCGCAGTGGGAGAAGGACCCGAAGCGCCGAACCATCCTGCGCGAGTCGCTGCCGACCCTCGTCGGCGGCCGCGCCGTCGAAGGGGGTGCGGGGGGTGGCAAGCTCGGCGAGATGCTGGACAACCTGACGCTGCTGCGCGGCACCGAGACGGTGTGGGACGCGATCGGCCAGCAGGTGATGTCACTCGGCGCCGTGCGCGCCGACTACACCGCGGAGCTCACGTCGAAGTGGCAGGAGCACGTCCAGCGCAAGACCATCGAGGCCAGGAACCTGGTGTTCGATCCCACCCAGCAGGCCGACCCGGTTACCCACGTCAACATTTTCGGCGGCTGGCCGCTGACCCCGAAGGACCGGCCTGATCTGGTCGCGCCGATCCTCGCGCTCCTGGCTTCGCTGTGCGACGCCGAAGACAGGGCGGCCGAGTGCGTCGAGTGGATCCTGCGCTGGCTGGCTTACCCGCTGCAGCACCCGGGGGCCAAGATGCAGACGGCGCTCCTGGTGTTCGGCGAGAAGCAGGGCACCGGTAAGTCGCTCTTCTTCCAGGATGTGCTGCTGCCGATCTACGGCGAGTACGGCGGCGTGGCCAGCCAACACCAGCTGGAATCGACCTTCACGGCCTGGCGCAGCCGCAAGCTGTTCATGCTGTTCGAGGAGGTGCTGTCGCGCGACGACCGCTACAGCCACAACGGCACGCTCAAGTACATGATCACCGGCAAGAGCATGAGCATCAACCAGAAGAACCTGCCGGAGCGCGACGAGAAGAACCACATGAACAGTGCGTTCCTCTCCAACGAGCCGCAGCCGATCCCGATCGAGCTCGAGGACCGGCGCTTCATGGTGATCGAGGCCCGCCGGAAGCAGGAGAAGGAGTTCTACGACGGCGTCCAGGCGGCGATCACGGCGGGCGGCTGCGAGGCCTTCTACCACTTCCTGCTGAACCTGCCGCTGGACGACTTCAACGAGCACACCAAACCGCCGATGACGCTGGCCAAGGAGAGGGTGATCGAGTTCGGCCTGAACAGCTGGATGAGTTTTCACCGTGCCTGGAAGGACGGCTTCCTGGATGCGCCGTACAGCTCCTGCCTCTCGGAGGACCTCTACATCATGTACAAGCGCTGGTGCGATCGAAGCGGCGAGAAGCCGCTGACGCTGTGCAAGTTCGCCGGCCTGATCGCCAGCCGGGAGACCAAGAGCAAGAAGCCGGTGGTGGTCGGCAAGAAGCCGAAGGCCACCAGGATGGTATTCGTCATCGAGAACCCGGACTATCCGGGCACGCTGGACGAGCAGATCAAGACGTTCCGGGACCTCGCGGACATTCGTGCGGACGGTGCATTGCAGGGTTGAGCAGGGTTGCGGCCAAACCCTGCAACGCTGAAACCCGCATGGATAGTGGCTCTCAGCAGGGTATGCAGGGTTTGACGGGTGTAGCGCACGTAGGCGCGATTTTTTATTTGGACTGATGGGTCTGTATTTTTTTGCCGGGACTATATAAACGACCCTGCAACCATGCATACCCTGCTGAGAGCTAGTGTTCATGCGGCTCTCAGCGTTGCAGGGTTTGAAAACAAGCCGGAAAACCCGGCAACAGCGACAGGAGCAGCGATGCGGATCAGCGTACAGAACAATTTCCCCGAGGTGGCAAGCCGTCTGCAGGCCCTTGGCCGCCAGGCGCCGTACGTCGCGGCCGTCACGCTGACGCGTTCGATGCAGGACGCTCAGGCCGCCATCAAGGGCGAGATGCAGACCGTTTTCGATCGCCCGACCACCTACGCCTTGAACGGCACGTTCCTCAAGCCTGCCACGAAGCAGCGCCTGGAGGCACGCGTCTGGGTCAAGGACAACGTCGGCAGCAAGGGCACGCCGGCGGACCGCTTCCTGCTGCCTCAGATCTACGGCGGCCCGCGCGGCCTGAAGGGCATGGAGCGCCTGCTGCAGCGCTCGAACCTGATGCCGGCCGGTTGGTTCGCTGTGCCGGCTGCGGGTGCCCAGCTCGACGGCAACGGCAACGTTAAGCGCAGCCAGATCGTCCAGATCCTGTCGCAGCTGAAGCTGCAGCGCGGCGCCGGCTACGAGTCTCGCGCCACCGGCAGTGCCCGCTCGAACCGGACACTCGCGCGCCAGGGCGTGACCTACTTCGCGCTGCCTGCCAAGCGTCGCGGCCTGGAGCCCGGCATCTACCTCAAGCGGAAGTTCGCGCATGGTGCGGCGGTGAAGCCGGTGTTCATTTTCGTTAGCGCCGTGAACTACCGGCCGCGCCTGCGCTTCCACGAGGTCGGTGAGGCGACGGTCAACGCCCAGTTCCCACGCCACTTCGAGACCGAGTGGGCCAGGGCAGTGCAGGACGCACGCCTGCGCTGACCACCAACAACGCCATGCCGCCCGGCGATGAGGGTGGCCTACTTGGAGCCAAGAATGAATGACCAACAGATCCTCGAGCAACTCGCTCGCCATCCCGAATCTCGCGCCGTGCAGCTGGCCGACCGCCTGGACGAAGCCTTGGAGGACGTCCAGGCCGCGCTCGACGGCCTAGTCGCTGTGGGCGACGTGGTTGCCAGTGACGGCACATCACCCGCTGGTGTCCCGTGCAAGCTGTACCGCCTGAGGAAGGGCCACAAGCTCTCTCTACCCAGCCAACCAGCCGTCACGCCTGCCCCCGGAGGCCAGGCAGCGCCCGACGTGGCGCCGGCGGCGGATGAAGCCGCGCCGATCGTTGTACCCAAGTTCTTGACGGATGGGCCGGCGCCAAAGCTGCCCAGCACCGAGGCTGCACCTGGCGTCTACCGCTGCGGGTTTTGGTCGGACGGCGTTCTAGAGATCCAGCGCGACGGCGAGACGGTGGCCGAGATCCCGAAGGCGGCCGGGGTGTCGATCGCGGCGTGGCTGAACCGGCTGGCCAAGGCAGATGAAGCCTGATGAGTCGCGATGAAGATGATGTAAAGCAACATTTTGCGATGGCAATGCGCTTTTGTTGCGATAACGCAACGTTTCCGGGGTGCAATGACGCGATGTTGCGTAAACACAACGTTTCTCCAGTGCAACCCTCCCCGGGTTAGGTTCCTCCCGGGAAACAGGCAGGCAAGGGTAATTCGGACCCCGTCTTTTCTCTAGTTATCGACCACTGCTAAGGGGGTTGTATTGTTGGATTTTGATTTGACCAAGCCCATGACACAGGCCGCTTTCGGCGCCCTGGTCGGCGTGAGCCAGCAGGCAATCGGCAACCTGGTCAGTCGGGGCATTTTGGACACGAGCGTGCCCGGGCTGCAGCTGCTGCAGGCCTACTGCTCGCACCTCCGGGAGCAGGCCGCCGGGCGCGCCGCCAGCGGGGACCTGGACCTGGCCACCGAGCGTGCTGGCCTGGCCAAGGAGCAGCGGGAAAAGATCGCGATGCAGAACGCGGTGACGCGCGGCGAGCTCGCGCCGGTCGCCCTGATTGAGGAGGTGCTGTCCAAGGCCGGCGCCAGGATCGCCGGCATGCTCGAGGCGATCCCAGGCGCCGTGAAGCGCCGCGTACCGGCGCTGTCGTCGGACGAGATCAAGAACATCGCCACCGAGATCGCGCGCGTACGCAACATCGTGGCCGGCATGTCGCTCGCTGATCTGCGCGAGGGGAATGGGGAAGAGGATGACGAAACCGACGCCGAGGAAATCGACGTATGAGCGACATGTACGAGGTCGTCGGCTGGCATTCGCCAGAGCTGGGAAAGATGGTGAGCCGCGGCCTGGCCACGTTCGGCGTGCCAGAGCCGATGTCCCTCGAGGAATGGGCGCGCAAGCACTTCTACCTATCGAAGGAGTCCTCGTACGTGGAACAGGCCTGGGTCCCGTGGCCGTTCCAGCGCGCGCTTCTGGCCTGCATCAGCAACGACGACATCCGCTTTATCGACTGGAAGAAGTCAGCCCGGGTCGGCAATACGAAAATCATGCTGGCCTCGATCGGCTACTTCGCCGAGCATAAGCGCCGCAACCAGGTGCTGTGGCAGCCCACCGACGGCGACAGCGACGAGTTCGTCAAGACCGAGCTCGACACCATGCTGCGCGACGTGAAGGTGATGGCCAAGGCCATGCCGGCGCATATTTCGCGCCACAAGGACAACACGCTGGCCCAGAAGAAGTTCATCGGGTGCCTGCTCCACACGCGCGGCGGTACCGCAGCGCGTGCCTACCGACGGATCTCGGTCGACGTGGCCTACCTGGACGAACTGAGCGCATTCGACCGTGACATCGAGAAAGAGGGCTCGCCCGACAAGCTGGCCGGCAAGCGGGTTGAGGGAGCCACCTTCCCAAAGCTCATCACTGGATCCACGCCTAAGGAGCAAGGTTTCTGCCTGATCGATGACCGCTACAACGCGGCCGATGAGCGCTTCAAGTACATGATCCCTTGCCCCGAGTGCGGCGGCTTCCACCCACTCGTGTGGGGGAAGAAGGACGACAGCACCGGAATGAAGTGGGTCAACGGTGACCCGGCTAGCGTGCGACACGTGTGCCCGCACTGCCAGTGCCTGATCGACCAGGGCCAGTACCTGGCGGTGGCGGAGCAGGGGCGGTGGCAGAACGCCGACGGCAGCATCACGATCGATGCGGCGGGAGAGTTCCGCAACGGCGCCGGCCAGGAGATCCAGGCGCTGGCGCACATCGCCTTCCACGTCTGGACCGCCTACAGTCCGATGGTATCGTGGCAGACTCTCGTAGAAGAGTTTCTAGAAGCCTACGAGAAGGCCCAGTCCGGCGACATCACGCTGATGAAGACCTTCACCAACACTACCCTCGGAGAGGTGTGGGCGGTTGAACAGGAGAAGACCGACGTCGACCAGCTGAAGGAGCGCGCCGAGCCGTACAAGCTGGCCACGGTGCCGAAGGGCTGCGTACTGTTGCTGGCCGGCTGCGACACCCAGGACAACCGGATCGAGGTGACCGTCCGTGGCTATGGTCGCGGTTGCGAGACCTGGCACATCGACCACCGGATCTTCTACGGCAACCCGGGCGAGGACCAGGTGTGGCAGGACGTCGCTGAATACCTCTTCGAGAACGACTTCCCGCACGATAGTGGGCAGAAGCTGCGCATCTACGCCTCGGCCATCGATACTGGCGGCCACTTCACCCAGGCGGTCTATAACTTCGTCTACACCTACGCCGCGATGGGGCATCGTATCTTTGCGGTGAGGGGAAAACCCGGCCGTGAGAAGCACATCAAGGACGGCGCGGCCAAGGTTGATATCGACTGGCGCGGCAAGAAGCGGCGCCGTGGCCTGATCCTCTGGCACGTCGGTACAAACCTGGCGAAGGACTTGATATACGGGCGCCTGCAGACTACCAGACCTGGCCCAGGCTACATGCACTTTTCCAAGGACGCCACGGACGAGTACTTCGCACAGATGGCCGGCGAGGCCCGCGTCGAGCGCGCTGTGGCCGGTGGCAAGGAATCCCGCTGGACCGCGCTGCGTAAGCGCGTCGAGGCCTGGGACTGCACGGTGTACGCCGTGTGGCTGGAGACGCACCTCGACCTGGTGAAGAAGACCGGGCGCTACTGGGACCAGCTCGAGGCGCAGGTGCAGCCGGCGATCGCCGACCTGTTCGGCAGCCCCGCGCCGGCCGAGCCTGCCCCGCCTGAACCGGCCGCCGAAGCCCGGGCGCCGACCGTAGTGCGCGGCAAGATCTCGATCGCCGGCACCAAGAGGGGCGCGGCTTGAGCACCGAAGAGGATCCGGACATCGTCCAGGTGATCATGCTGGCGTGCCGCGAGGTCGGGCTTGACGCCGCGGCCGCGCACGAGATCGAGCTGCGGATCCGCGCCCAGTACGGCGGCATGCGCGTGCGCATCCCGAAGCGGAAGAAGCACCCGACGCGCCAGGAGCGGGCGCTCGTCGTCGCCGACGGCGTCACGAACATGAGCAACGAGGAGATCATGGGCAAGCACGGCATCAGCCGGGCAACCCTGTACCGGATGATGAAGCGCGGCACCTCCGGCAATAACGGGTAGGCATCGTCTCAATTTGCCCTGTTTTGCAACTGTTGAGTTCCCTACACTGCGCTTTTCTCCAGGAGAAAAGCATGTCCGGAATCACCCTAGAACAAGCACAGGCGCAGCTCGCCGTCTACCTGGCGGCAGAGACCGCCGTCCTGGCCAGCCAGTCATACGAGATCGCCGGCCGCAAACTCACCCGCGCCAACCTGTCCGAGATCCAGACGGGGATCGCCACGTGGGACGAGCGCGTCAAGAAACTCGACCGTCGCGCCCGTGGCAGCACCCGGGCCCGCACCATCATCGTGAGGGGCTAACATGGCAGGCAATCCCAACATTTTCAACCAACAGAACCTGCTGGACAAAGCGATCGCCTACGTCGCGCCGCACATCGCAGCCCGCCGCCAGGCCGCCCGCGCCCAGCTGGCCCTCAGCGGCAGCTACACTGGCGCCCGGGTCGATACGGCCAGCATGAACCGCTGGATGCCGACCGCCGGCTCAGCGAACGCCGACACGATCCGCGACCTGCCCATGCTGCGCGCGCGCAGCCGCGACCAGATGCGCAACGCCCCTGTCGCCCTCGGCGCGCTGAACACGACCGTCAGTCACGTGGTCGGTACCGGCCTGGCCTACACCCCGGCAATCGACGCCGCCTTCCTGGGTATGACGGCAGAGGACGCGGACGCATGGTCCGCCGACACCAAGCGCCGCTTCGACGCCTGGGCCAACTCGCTGGACTGCGACGTCGCCCGGAAGCTGAACTTCTACGGAATCCAGGACTTGGCCGTGCGCTCGCAGCTGGAGAGCGGCGACATCTTCGTCGTCACGCCGCGCGTGGCGCGCGCCGGCGGTGCCGCGCGCCTGGCCCTGCAGCTGATCGAAGCTGATCGTGTGTGCAACGAGAAAGGGACCGCCGACACCGAGACCATGATCGACGGCATGGAGATCGACCCGGACACCGGGGAGGCCGTCGCCTGCTACATCGCCCGCAAGCACCCGGGCGACCCGGCCGGCACCGCGGGCAACACCTGGACGCGCGTGGCCATGCGCGGGGCCAGCACCGGCCGCCGCAACGTCCTGCACATGTTCAAGATGCTGCGCCCGGGCCAGGTGCGTGGCGTGCCGATGATCGCCCCGATCCTGGAACCGCTCAAGCAGCTGAATCGGTGGACCGACGCCGAACTCAACGCCGCGGTGGTCAGCAGCATGTTCAGCGTGTTCATCAAGATGGACCCCGATGCCTTCGAAGACATGTTCGACGACAAGTCAAAGGAGGCCGTCATCAACAAGGCCAGCGACTGGTCGGGCGAAATGGAATCGGGGAAGGCCATCAACCTGTTGCCCGGGGAGAGCGTAGAGACCAGCTCGCCGGGGCGCCCGAATCCCGCCTTCGATCCGTTCTGGGCTGCCATCGTGCGCCAGATCGGCATGGCCCTGGAGATGCCGGTCGAGGTCCTGACCATGCACTTCCAGAGCAGTTACAGCGCCGCGCGCGCCGCGCTGCTGATGGCCTGGAAGGCGTTCCGCAGCCGGCGCGACATGCTGGCCACCTATCTGTGCCAGCCGGTATTCGAACTGTGGCTGGCCGACGAGGTGGCCGAAGGCCGCATCCACGCGCCGGGCTTCTTCGCCAATGACCTGGTGCGCTCGGCGTGGTGCGCCGCGGTGTGGACCGGCGACGGCCCGGGCAGCATTGATCCGGAGAAGGAGGTCAACGCCGCGCAGAAGCGGATCGACCTCGGCATCAGCACGAAGGAGGCCGAGAGCATCGCGCACGATGGCGTGTCGTGGCGGGCAAAGCACGACCAGCGGGTCAAGGAAATCAATGCCGAGAAGGAAGCCGGCATTTATATCCCGCCGCCGGGAACGCCAGCAGCGGCCGTGCCCGGCGCCAAGCCCGCGCCGGCGCCGGTCGAAGAAAAGTAGTCTGCGAAGTCGTCTCAATTTGCCCTGTTTTTGAGACAAGCTCATCAGTAAAGTTTCGGCATCAACACATTGATGCCGAGCATGAAAATCTCCGACATTCTGACCGCGCCCTGGGCCATCGAACCGAGCAAGCTCATCGAGTTGCACGCGATCTACCAGGCCCACGTGCGCGGTGAGGCCATCGACATCGAGGCCGTCGAGAAGCGCCTCGGGCGCCCGCTGGCGAACGAGCAGCGCGGCTACGATGTCGTCGATGGCGTGGCGGTCCTGCCGATCGAAGGCGTGATCGCCAAGAAGATGAACATGTTCAGCCAGATCTCTGGCGGCGCGAGCAGCCAGCTCGCCCGCCGCAGCCTGCTGGACGCCGTCGACGACCCGGCTGTGCACAGCGTCATCCTGTCGATCGACAGCCCGGGTGGCACGGTCGACGGCACCCAGATGCTGGCCGATACCGTCTTCGACGCCCGGACCGACAAGCCGATCGTCACCCTGGCCAGCGGCACGATCGCCAGCGCGGCGTACTGGTTCGGCAGCGCCGCATCGAAGGTCTACCTGGCCGACACGACCACCAGCGCCGGATCCATTGGCATCGTCGGCGCTCACGTGGACGTCAGCGCCCAGGAGGCAGCGCGCGGCATCAAGACCACCGAAATCACGGCCGGCAAGTACAAACGCATCGCCAGCCAATATGCGCCTCTGTCCGAGGACGGGCGCCAGTCGATCCAGGATCAGCTCGACTACATGTATTCGTTGTTCGTCGGCGCCGTGGCCAAGAACCGCGGCGTGAACACCGACGTCGTGCTGAGCGATATGGCCGACGGCCGCGTGTTCATCGGCCAGCAGGCGATCGATGCCGGCCTGGTTGACGGAATCATCACCCTCGACGCGCTGGTCGAGCAGCTGAACCGGGAACGCGGCATCTCCGGCCGTTCCCCGACCCCGACCCGCGCTGGCCATGCGCGGACCACTTCTACCACCACACAAGGAAGTCTCATGAACAAGGAAGAACTCGAGGCGCAACACCCGGCCCTGGCGGCCGAGCTGCGCGCCGACGGCGCCAAGGCCGAGCGCGAGCGCATCAAGGCGATCGAAGACCAGACCATCGCCGGCCACGAAGCCCTGATCACCAGCTTGAAGTTCGACGGCAAGTCGACCGCCGGCGATGCCGCCCTAGCCGTCCTGGCCGCCGAGAAGACCGCGCGCGCTGCTCACGCCAAGGCGACCGCCAAAGACGCGCCGAAACCGGTCGTGGTCACCCCTCCGGCAAACGGTGGCGTCCCGGCGGCCGCGAGCAAGGACGAGAAGTCGCGCGAGCAGCTGGATAAGGAAGCGAAGGAATACATGGCGTCCAACCCGGGCACCTCGTACATCGCCGCCTACAAGGCAGTCGGCGGCCAGTAATCGCCGTCCCGTTTAACTGAACCCGAAAGGAATTGTCATGGCAGTAGCCGCATACAAGATTCTGACCCTGTCCGTGGTGGCGACTGCTGCCCTGGTGCAAAACCGTGCCGTCACCGGCACCGGTGCCATTCCGGCTGCCGGCACCCGCTGCCTGGGCTTCGCCGACGTCAACGCCGCCGTCGGCGAACGCGTGTCGATCAACACGCTCGGCACGGCCGCGGCCGAGGCCGGCGCCGCGATCGCGGTGGACGCCCTGGTCGAGGTCGACGCGCAGGGCCGCGTCGTCCCCAAGAACGCTGGTGTCGCAGTCGGCCGCGCGCTGACCGCCGCCACCGCCGCCGGCCAGCTGGTCGAGATCCTGCTGATCCCGAACTGATCCAGCTTCATCAATCCTCATCATTAAGGAATCGTTATGCCCCAGATGAACAATGCCCAGGCGCGCGTGGTGGACCCGGTCCTGACCTCGGCCGCGCAGGGTTACAAAAACAATGAATTCGTCGGCGCCGTGCTGTTTCCCAAGGTCCCGGTCACCCAGCGTGGCGGCAAGATCCTGACCTTCGGCAAAGAAGACTTCATGCTGTACGCCACCGGTCGCTCCCCGGGGCAGAACACCAAGCGCGTGACCTTCGGCTACCAGGGCGCTCCGTATGCTCTGGAGAGCCACAGCCTGGAAGGCCTGCTGCCGATCGAGACGCTGCAAGAAGCCAACGCCGTACCCGGCATCGACATGAGCATGGTCACGATCAACGGTACCCAGAACATCATCGCCCTGCGCCTGGAAAAAGCTCAGGCCGATGCCGCGCGCAATCCGAGCAACTACGGCGCCGGCAACAAGGTGACCCTGTCGGGCAGCTCGCAGTGGAACGACCCGAACAGCGATCCGATCGCGGCGATCGAGGCCGGCAAGGAAGCCGTCCGCGCAAAGATCGGCAAGCGCCCGAACGTCGCCGTCATCGGCGCCACCGTGTTCTCGGCACTGAAGGTGCACCCGAAGGTCCTGGATCGCCTGAAGTACACCGGCCGCGACGTCGCGACGCCGGAGCTGCTGGCCTCCCTGTTCGGCCTGTCCCAGGTGAAGGTCGGCGATGCAGTTTTCGCTACCGACGATGGCGCCTTCAACGATGTGTGGGGCAAGGACGTCGTCCTGGCCTACGTGGAAGTCGGCACCGTCGCCGAGCAGGGCAAGCCGTCGTACGGCTACACCTACCAGCTGGGCGGCTACCCGATCGTCGAGGTCCCGTACTTCGAGCGAAACGCCAAGAGCTGGGTCTTCCCGGTGACTGATGAAGTTGCCCCGGTGGTTGCAGGCTCTGCGGCCGGTTACCTGATCCAGAACGCGGTCGCCTAAAGCGCCTGGTCCATTAACTCGACGGAGTCCTCATGAAAGTCAAAACCATTGGACCTGTCCAGCACGACGGCAAGGACGTCGAACTGGGCGCGACGCTCAACCTGTCGGCCAAGGCTGCGAAGCAGCTGGTCGACGCTGGCGCGGCCGAACTGGTCGGCACCGACAAGGCCGCCGACAGTATCCCGGCGCCGGACGGCGGCCAGGCACCGGCCGGTACCGGTGACAACGGCGGCGCCGCCCAGTAAGCCATGATCGGTGACGACCTGACCCCGTTTTTCGTCCCGGGAGAGTTTGCCGGGGAAGACACCCTCGACGGCCAGCCCGTCGTGGGCATCTTCGACGCTGCGTACGTGAGCACGAACGATGGGATCGGGATGGCATCGAGCCGTCCGGCCTACCTCCTGCCCGCAGCCGCGGCGCCGGCGGCGCCCGAGGGCCTGGTCCTCGTGGTCGCCAAGTCCGGCGAGCGGTTCGTCGTGGCCACGCAGGAGCCTGACGGCACCGGCCTTACCGTGCTGATCCTAGAGAAAGCCTGATGAATCCGAGCGCCTTTTCCAAGATCACCGGCGCCCTGGTCCAGCTGCTGGAGGCGGAGCCGCCGATTGCCGACGCCGTCTACCGGGCGCGCAGCCGCGTGGTGCCGCAGAGCATCAGCCGGGCGATCAACGTGCAGTTCGACGGCAGCATGCCGTCGCCTGGCGTGATCGACGGTGCCCCAGTCGACTGGACGTCAACGTTCAGCGTCGAGTGCTTCGCCCGCGCTGCCACCAGCGAGAACAACGACGAGGCCGTGGATCCGCTGCTGATGGCCGTCTACAGCCGCGTCGCAGCGGACACCACGCTCGGTGGCTTGGTGGACAACGTTGGCGAGCCACGGATCGAGGCCGAGTACTCGGCCGACGGCGAGCGCACCGGCTGGGTCCGCATGACGTACCCGATCGAACATCGAACCGAACAATCAACCCTGGAGTAAGCATGAAATCCCGTTACATCAAGAAGACCGTGATCGCCGCGGCGCTCGAGACGACCTATGGTACCGACGCGGAGCCGACGGGCGCCGAGAATGCGATCCTGGTGACCGACATGAGCATCACGCCGCTGGATGCGCAGAACATCGACCGCAAGGTCGTGCGCGGCGGCTTCGGTGCGTCCGAGCAGCTGGTGGGCCCGGCCAGCGTCAAGATCAACTATACGGTCGAGCTGGCCGGCTCCGGCACGCCCGGCACACCGCCGGCCTGGGGCAAGCTGCTGCGGGCCTGTTCCGTGAAGGAGGAGATCCTCGAAAGCCCGGACCGTGTCGAGTACACCCCGGTTTCGGAAGATCAGGAGTCGGTCACCAAGGACTACTTCGACGATGGGGTGCTGCACAAGGTGCTCGGCGCGGTAGGCGAGTTCTCCCTGTCGGCCAAGGCGGGAGAGATCCCGAAGCTGACCTTCGACTGGACCGGCCTGGATGGCGGTGTTTCCGAGGCCAGCACGATCGGTAACTATGGCGCGTGGAAGAAGCCGGTCCCGATCACCAAGGCCAACGTCATCGACATCACGCTGGGCGCGGCCTACGCCGACGGCGCGCTCACGGGCGGCACCGTGTACCCCAGCACCGGCCTGGACATGAAGGCAGGTAACCAGGTGCAGTTCGATGCGCTGGCGAGCCAGGAAACGACGGACGTCGTGGATCGCGAATCGACCGGGTCGATCGAGCTCCAGCTTTCCGCTGCCCAGGAAGTCGCCCTGGCGGAAAAGGTCAAGAAGAACGAAACCACCAGTCTGGCATTCACGATCGGCCTGGTCTCCGGCAACAAAATTATTTTCGTCGCCTCGGATGTTCAGTTGCTGGGCTGGAAGAAAGTCGAGCGCAACGGCAAGCGCTTGGTGGGCTTCGACCTGCGCTTCATTCCGGGCGCCGACGGCATCGAATGGCGCGTCGTCGTGCTGTAACCCACCTCATCATATAGAAAGCGATTCCAACAATGGCACTCAGACTCGTCAAGCGCAACAAGCTGCGCGTTCCCGTCAAGGGCACCCTCAAGGGCGAAGACGGCAAGCCCGTCAATTTCGACTTCGTTCTCCTCTGCGACCGGCTGACCCAGGAAGAGATCGATGAAGCGATCAAGGACAAGGAAGAGTCCGTGAAGGACTTCGTCCAGCGCGTCACCACCGGCTGGGAAGACGTCCTGGACGAGAGCGGCCAGCCGATGTCGTTCAGCGCCGACAACCTGAAGAACGAAGTGCTCCAGATCGCGGGCATGCCGGTCGTCTGCTACCAGACCTACCTCAAAGAGATCGGCGCGGTCGTAAAAAACTGACCGAGGCTGCGCGCCTGATGGCGCGCGGCCAGTTGCAGCTGCACGGGAACGCCGAGCCCGAACCGAGCGACACGGTGGACGAGGCGCTCGCGGCCTTCGGCCTGTGCTGCGAAGAACCGGTCCTCGTCGAGGAAGACGAGTACTGGCTCTGGCCGGAAAACGAGGATGCGTTCTGGTTCTGGGTCTCCATCCAGACGCAGTGGCAAGTAGGTATGGAGCGCCGTGTCGGCCTGAATTACGCCGGCGTCGAGGCCGGCATGCGCATGAGCGGCATCCGCGCGAAGGACCGGCCCCGGCTGTACCGATTGATTCAGGCGATGGAACACGCCGCCCTCGACGAGTGGGCGACACGAGATAGATAGGCGAGAGATGGCATTCACCCCTGGGACTGGCGCAGTAATCAGTTTTACCGTTGAAGGTGCGTCGGGCGCCCAGCGTCAGATCGAGGGCATCGGCGACTCGATGAGCGGGCTGTCGACCGCCGCCAAGTCGTCCCTCAAGGAACTGGCCGCTTTCGCTGGCGTCGGGCTCGGTCTGGGTTCCCTGGCAGAGCAGGTGTTGGGTGCGCAGCGCTCCTTTGACAAGCTCAATCCAGGACTCATCACCGCGACCGGCTCCAGCACCGCCGCGGCGCAGGCATTCAAGTCGCTCCAGACGTTCGCCACCGCCACTCCGTATAGCTTGGCGGAGGTCACCGAAGCCTTCGTCCTGCTGCGAAATTTTGGGCTCGACCCGTCCGAAAAGGCGATGCGTGCCTATGGGAACACAGCCACGGCATTGAACAAGGACCTGGGACAGATGGTCGAGGCCGTGGCCGATGCCGTCACCGGCGACTTCGAGCGATTAACGGAGTTCGGCATCAAGGCCAAGCAGAATGGCGACAAGGTCGCGATGACCTTCAAGGGCATGACCCAGGTCATCGGCAACAATGCCGAGGAAATCCAGGGCTACCTGCAGAACCTCGGCGAGACCGACTTCGCTGGCGCCATGGCCCTCAGGGCCGAGACGCTGGACGGTGCGATCAGCAACCTCGGCGACGCATGGGACCAGTTCATGCTGTCGCTCTCCCAGTCCGGCGCCGGCGATGCCGCCAAAAGTGGCGTGCTCCTGCTCGCCAACAACCTGGATCTTCTGGCCGGTTCGGTCGCCACCGTCGTGGCGGCCAAGCTCGGTTCCACCTTCGCCGCCTGGACGGTTGATACCTACAAGCAAGTGTCGGCCAGCATGGCCTTGCGTGCGGCGACGGTGGCGACCGCGGAAGCGGAAGCGGCCAGCGCTACCGCCAAGGTCGGCCAGCTCGGCACCACCGAGGCCATGATCGTGGTCGCGCGCCAGGAAGCCGTGGCCAGGCTCTCGTCCGCCAACGCGAACATCGCTTCGGCCGAGGCCGCCATTGCCGCGTCGACCGCGGCCGGCGCACAAAGTTTCGCGCTGCGCACCCTGCGCCTCGCCACCGCCGAACTCGCGGTAGCCGAGGCCGAGCGGGCTGCCATGCTGGCCGAGTTGGCGGTGCTGGGCCGCCAGCAGGTTGGCGTGTCGGCCCAGCTCGTTGCCGCGCGCCGGGCCGAGAAGGCCGCGCAGGATGCGCTCAACGCCAGCACGGCCGGGGGCTCGCTTGCCGCCGGCGTCGCCGGCCGCGCTCTTGGCCTGCTGGGCGGCCCGGTCGGCGCCATCATCACCGTGCTCGGCCTTGCCGCCACCGCCTGGAGCATTTGGGGCCACTCGGCCGAAGACGGTAGCAAGCAGGCTGTCGAGAGCTACGAAGATGCGCACAAGCGCATCGTGAAGGGCCTCGACGAACAGATCGAGAAAAACGAAAAGCTCATCCAGCTCCAGAACCTGGGGATGAAGAAGCCGGAGATCGACCGCAACCAGGGCGTGCTCGCCCAGCTGGAAGCCGCGTCGAAGCGCCTGAACGACATCAACAACCTGACCGGCGACTACGCCCTCGGCCATGGTAAGAACAGCTACGACGTCGCCACCGATCGCGTAAAGGTCCTGAACAACATCGCCGAGCTCACCGAGAAAATGCGGAAGAACGACGAGAAGGCAGCCCAGGCCGCATCCGGCAGCACGGAAGCCATGATCGCCGTCCGCCAGCGCCTAACCGGCGTCAACCAGGATTACATCGATACCCTGCAAAAGTTGCAGGCTGCATACGACAAGGGCGAGATCAAGCAGGCCGAATACCAGGCCGCCCTGACCAAGCTGGCAACCGATACCTTCAACAGCTCGACTGCCGGCAAGGCCCTCACCGAGAGCATCGATGCGCAGAGCGCCGCGATCAAGCGCCGCGCCGACGTGCAGTCCGTTCTGAACGAGCGCGACAAAGAGCACCTGGCCTTCCTGCAGCGCACCGGCCAGATCAACGAGGAAACCGCGCTCGCCAAGAATGCGGACCTTGACCTGAAGGCCCTCAATGACCAAAAGCAAGCCCTTGCGGACCAGCTGACGCTCGCCAAGAGCAAGAAGGACAGCCAGAAGGAACAGGCGGACCTGACCGGCCAGATCGACGCGATGGAAAGAAAGATCGCCGGCCGCAAGAAAAAAGAAGGGGAGGACCTCTTCGAGCTCGAGCAGAAGCAGTACCGTGCGGCCGTCGCCAACTCCGCCGACCTGATCGAGAAGGACATGGCCGAGCTGGCGAACCTGAAACAGCAGACCCAGGCCCAGATCGACTACAACGACCAGATCGGCCTGACCCCGAAGCAGATCGCGGCCATCACGGCGGCGCGCCTCGAGGACGAGGCTGTGCGCAAGGAAATCGAAGCCGACATCGCCGAAGGCCTGGACCTGACCGGCGAGCGCGCCGAGCGCCTGCGCGCCGAGGCCGACGAAAAGCGAAAGCGCGCCGCGGCGCTGGTGGCCGGCGGGGACAAGCAGGAGCTCTACGACAAGACCCTCACCGACCTGAATGCGATGGTGGACGTGATGTCCGCGCTCGACCAGGCGGCGCAATCGGCCGCGCAGGGCATGGCCGATAGCTTCGGCAAGGTCGGCTCCGCGATCGGCAGCCTGACGACCGCCCTCAGCGGCTACGAGCGCACCCAGGCCGCGATCGCGGCCCAGTTGGCTGCGGCCACCAAGGATGCCGGCGGCGACCAGACGAAGATCCAGCGCGCGAACGCCATGGCGGCGCAGCAGTCCGCCCAGGCGCAGGTCCGGTCGTACAGCGACATGGCGAGCGCGGCCAAGGGCTTTTTCAAGGAAAACACGGGCGGATACAGGGCCATGCAAGCCGCCGAGAAAACCTTCCGCGCCTTCGAGATGGCGATGGCCATCACCAACATGGCCCAGAAGGCCGGCTTGCTCACGACGTACACCGCTGCGCACGCGGCGGCCACCGCCACCCAGATCGCGACCACGCAGGCGAGCGTCGCGCCCGATGTCGCCGCGTCCATGATGAAGGGCCAGGCCGCGGCGGCCGCCGGCGTCGCCAACCAGGCGCAGGGCGACCCGTACTCCGCCTGGGCGCGCATGGCCGCGATGGCCGCCGTGATGGCCGGCCTTGGGTTCGCGGTGGCTGGCGGCACCAGCAACGTCAGCACGTCGGAGCAACGCCAGGCCGCGCAGGGCGCCGGGACGGTGCTGGGTAATTCGACCGCCAAGTCCCAATCCATCAGCCGGGCTGTCGAGCTCACCGCCTCCAACAGCTCGACCCAGATCAACTACCTGTCGGGGATGCTCACGTCTCTGCGCGGTATCGAGAGCAACATCGGTGCGTTCGCTTCGGTGATCGTCCGCGGCACCGACCTGACCAACCCTCAGTTCGATCCGGGGGCGAACGTCATCAATGCCCAGAGGTCGGCATCCATGGAAGCGATGGGCAGGTCGATCGGTAACACCTTCGGCGGTCCGATCCTGGGGGGCTTTATCACCGGGACCACGGCTTACCTCTCCAGCAAACTGCCGCTGATGGGCAGCGTGAGTACAGCCCTGTTCGGTGGCGAGAAGAGCGTCGATGACTCGGGCTTCACGATGAGCAAGGCCAACCTGGCAGCCATCCTGGCGCAGGGCGCCAACGCCAACGCCTACTACGACATCAAGACCAGCGGCGGCTACTTCAGCCACAGCAGCCACGACATCAAGCAGCAGACGCTGGGTGCCGACGCCAACCAGCAGCTCACACTGACCTTGAAGGGGATGGCCGATACCATCACCCAGGAGGCGGCCATCCTCGGCGTCTCTGGATCGGCCTTCACCAACAGGCTGAATAGCTTCGTCGTGGACATCGGGATGATTAGCCTCAAGGGCATGTCCTCGGACGAGATCCAGTCGAAGCTCGAGGAGGTGTTCTCGAAGGTGGGCGACCAGATGACCTCATGGGCTGTCGGCGCGATCACCGATTTCGCGAAGGCCGGCGAGGGTCCGCTGGAAACCCTGGCCCGCGTGGCCACCGACTACGCCAAGATCGATGCTTCGCTGCAGTCGATGGGGCGCGAGTTCGGCAGCATCGGCCTGCAGTCCGTCGCAGCGCGCGAGGCCCTGTTGGGCCTCATGGGTGGCGTGGACGAGTTCCAGTCGAAGGTCTCCGGCTTTGCCTCGGACTTTCTCACAAAGTCCCAGCAGCTGGTCCCGATGCAGAAGTTCGTGACCGAGCAGCTGGCGGCCATGAACCTGGCCTGGGTGGATTCGCGAGAGGAGTTCGCCCAGGTGACCCTGGGCCTGGACCTGAACACCGACGCGGGACGGCAGAACTTTGCCGCCCTGATGAACCTGAAGGACGCCTTCGCGGCCGTCTATCCGGCCATCGTCGACACGACGAAGTCCGCGCAAGAGATCGCCGACGAGCGCAAGGACCTGCAGGACCAGCTGGACGAGCTGACGATGACGCAGGCCCAGCTGCAGGAGAAGGCCCTGCAGGCCTACGACCCGAGCAACCGGGCGCTGGCCCAGCAGGTCGCCCTGCAACGCGACCTCAAGGCGTCGACCACCGCGGCGTCCGACGCGCTCAAGAGCACCGTCGAGCGCCTGAGCGCGACGAAGGACAGCGCCCAGGCCTACAACAATTCGCTGCTGCTGGGCACGCTGTCGACGCTCACGCCCATGCAGAAGTACCTGGAGACGCAGCGGCAGTACAGCGCCGCCATCGACAAGGCCAGTCTGGATCCGTCCGATTCGGCAGCGGTCTCCGCCGCCCAGGCCGCGGCCACCGCGTTCCTCACCGCCAGCCAGACCGTGAATGCATCGAGCAGCGCCTACCTGGGCGACAAGTCGAAGGTGCTGAGCGACATGAACGAGCTGGCCACGATCGCCACCGCCCAGATGACGGACGCCCAGAAGCAGCTGGCGGCGCTCGACAAGCAGGTGGCCGGCATCGCCCAGCTCAACGACACGGCCGCGGCGATCCAGGCGGCCATCGTCGCCCAGGACTCATCGGCCCAGGCCACAGCGCCGGCGTTCGACGTGCAGCGCTACGCCGCCGGCTCGGGCGCGGGCACCGAGGTGCTGGCCGGCGAGGTGAAAGCGCTGCGCGAGGAGAACGCCGCGGCCCGGGAGGTGCTCGCTGCGGCGCTGGACGAGTTGAAGAAGCTGCGCGCCGATGCGAACCGCAATGCGGACAAGCAGCTCGACGCCACCGAAGAGGCAGGGGAGGCCGTCGCTGAGGCGGTCGGCGGGGCGATGGAGCAGGCCGCCTACCTGGTGCGGAATCCGACCAGGGTGCCGGCGCGATGAGTTTGCCAAACAATTTTTATTCGACCTAACCAGGGATAGCTCAGCATGAGAATAATTGACCTGCAAAAACAGGCAGCCAACATCACCAGCAGCGCGACGATCACACTCGGGGCGGCCCTGGATAATTGCCGCACCGTGGCGCAAGCGATCAACGCCGGCGAAGTCGCCGTCGGCGATATCGTCGGCATGTTCAGGCGCAATCCGGTCACAGGCGCATTCGAGTCGGGTCCGCACCGGATCGACAGCCCTACACAGCTGACGCGCCAGTCGATCACCAGCAGCTCGAACAACGGCAACCCGGTGGACTTCGGCGGCGCGGCCGTCGAGGTGTACAGCGCGGCGGCGGCGTCCTACCTGAACGGCATGTCGCTGGCGGACTACCTGGCCGCAAACCCGGCTGCATCGCCGGCGAATACCGACCTGATTCCGCTGGTGAAAAGTGCCGGCATCGGCGGCCTGACGCTAACGGCCCTGGCTGCCGCCTTGGCGCCGCTGCTCGGCGGCAGCGCGCCGGCTGACACCACCGGCCCGACCTTCCCTGACGCTCTCTCGTCGTCGAACGTAACCCAGAACAGCTTCCGCCTGTCCTGGCAGGCGGCTACCGACGCCAACGGCATCGCCAAGTACGAATACAGCTACGACGGCAGCACCTGGACCTCGGCCGGCACCAACCTGTTCGTCGATATTACCGGGCGCACCGCCGGTACCACCTACACCATGCGCGCTCGCGCCGTCGACCCGTCCGGCAACCCCTCCGCGGTCCGCACTCTGCCAGTGACCACCACCGCCTCGGCCGACACCACCGATCCGTCCATGGCTGGCAGCCTGACCGCCACCAGTACGGCCACCAGCTTCATCGCTAACTGGCAGGCTGGTAGCGACAACGTCGGCGTGGTCGGCTACGACTTCAGTTACGACGGCGGCACCAACTGGATTCAGCTCGGCAACGTACTGACCTACACCAAGAACGACGCCACCGCCAGCACGACCTACCCGCTGCGCGTGCGCGCCCGTGACGCTGCTGGCCGTACATCGAACGTTCTGTCGGCGACCGTGACGACCTCGGCGCCTATCGCCTACGAGACCTTCAACCCCGATATGCGCGGCGTGACGGCGGCAGGCAACCCGACCGTCTACACTGGTGACGGCTCCGCCAACAGCGAGAACCAGGCGATGGGAGCAGTGTTCGCGAAAAAATTCGCAGACAAGACCGACGGTTCGTTCACCTGCGTTATCCCGAACAACGGCGGAAACTACACCCTGGCCGTGGCCTCGATCGCCAACTCGACGGTGCTGGCACCGCAGGCGTACGCGATGGTCGGTGTTTCCAACGTCTTTGGCACCGACTACCCTTACAACATCTTCAGCAAGGCGGCGAACTTCGGCGGCGCCGCGACCACGACCACGGCTGGCGTCAAGCCGGTGGGCAGCGACAAACTCAAGTTTGACCGCATCAACTCGGACAAAACGGATGGCAGCACGACGCTTATCGTCTCCGTGGCGCGCGCGGCAACGCCGACCGTATTCACGGAACTGTACCGGTTCACCGGGGTCTCGAACGGGGAGCTGGGCATCCGCTGGTACGTGAATGGCGGCACGCCGTCCATTTCGCAGATGCAGTCGTCTGGCTTGGTGGCCTTCTGATGCTGACCTTCGACAACGCGCACACCAACTTCGTCTTTGACGGCAACTCCCTGTTTGCGAACCAGGTGGACGCTAACGGCGTGTACAGCAACGACAACCGGATTGGTGAAAAGCTGATGGCGCTGCCCCCGATCAGCGGGGCGATGACCTACAAGAACAAGGCTCTTGGAGGAGCCACGTTCAAGACGATGGTGGCGGGGCAGAACGGCAACAGCGGTATCGCCGACCTGCAAGCTGCCTACGAAGCTGGGAAGCAGAACATTCTGTTTGTTCTGGAAGGTGTCAACACGGCGCTGACAGCACGCCCTGACGGATCGGCTGCGACAGCTGCTGACATCATTCAGGACTGCAAGGACTATCTCGCCGCCGTCAAGGCTGGGCATGCGGACTGGCGCATCTACATTGTGCTCGCACCACCGTACAAGGACGACACCGTACCATCGGTGGGCAATGCTGCCATTGACGGTTACAACGCCTATATCCGCGCCAACTACGCGAGTATGGGCGTCGAAGGCTATGTCGAAACCCGCCGTCCTGGCGGCGTGCTGCCATACCAAGCGCCCTACACCTACCCGTACATCAACCAGAGCGGCTACTACAAGGACGACGTTCATTGGAATGCAGTCGCTAACGGCGTGGTGGCGCAGTACCTGGCCGACCTGTTGCCGGCCATTCCCGATGTCGCACCGGCCGCGCCGGACGCGCCGCCCGCGCCGCCAGTGAGCCGTAAAAACGCCATGCTGACGGTCGGCGGCATGCCGTCGATCGTGGGAGGCAAACCTCTGATGGTGAACTGATGAACGGACTCTGCCCGAACGGCGCGGCGCCGAATGGAGCCGCTACGGTGTCGAGGACTTCGGTCCCACCCGTCGACCCGCCGGATCCGCCGGCCGGCGGCGACGGCTTCAACCACATCCGCTACACCCTGGTCACCAAGGGCGACGTACCGCACCTGTACCTGGCCGCGGTCACCTGGGCCCTGTTCGCGCAGCTGTCGCCGGCGACCTTCGGCGCGCCGGTCGCGCAGGGCACCCACGCCATGGCCGTAGGGTCGCCGCTGCTCGAGATCGCGGTCCCGGCGGCCACCGTGCCGGCGGGCTGGTACTTCCTGGTCCTGGCCGATGCGGACGGCACGACGACGCTGGCCTGCCCGGTGCAGGTGGTATAGATGGCCGCGCTCATCTTCGACACCGTGCAGGCGCCGAGCGGTGGCCTGGTCTTCGACACCAAGGCCGCGCCGGATTTCGTGCCGCCGGTGCGCACGATCAGCGACGAAGACTTCGCCGCCTGGCTGGCGAGCGACGACGCGATCGCGAACCTCTTGGTCGAGACCTACGCTCTGGTCAACGGCGTGCGCACGCCGTTCTACTGGTCGACCAACGGCTACACCACCGAGGGGACGGACCACCCCATCTTCTACGCGCCGATCGTCGGCGCCAGCATCCCCTTCACCGAGGCGTTGTCGCTGTCACTGACCGGGCGCGCCGAGCTCTCGGCTGGGGACATCGAGATCGACAACACCAACGGCGTGAACGAGGTCCTTGCCAGCTACATCTGGGCGGACGAGCTGTTTGCCCTGGTGGGCGACATGACCTGGTCGCGCGCCGACTACCGGAAGATTTTCGTCGGCCACACCGCCGGCCTGGTGCGGAAGGGCACGCGCGCCTTCGCGCTGCGCCTGCGCGACATGATGGAAGGGCTGAACTACCCGCTGTCCGAGAAGAAGTTCGGCGGCACCGGCCCGAACGCCGACACCCTGATCCCGCTCACGTTCGGCGAGGCGTTCAACGCCGGCGGCGAATGGAGCAACGCGACAGCACTCGAGCGGCAATGGCACGACGGTCCGATCGAGGGCATTCCGGAGACGCGCGCCAACGGTCTGCCGATCACCGAGCAGGTGATCGTGTCCGAAGCGACTGGCAAGTCGGTGCTGACCGCCGACAACGGTAACGCCGTCGTCACCGCCACGGTCCAGGGAGACAAGGCCTGCGGCGTATTCCGCCGGACGATCGCGCCGCTCGTGGCGCGCTTCATCACCGGCTACGGCAAGTACGTCGACCGCTACAGCCTAGCCAACATTGATGCCCGCAACTTCCAGGAATTCGATGCCGCGCACCAGCAGGACGTGGGGCTGCACGTGCGGCAAAGCCTCAACGTCATCGACGCCTGCCAGCAGCTGGCGAGCAGCGTCGGCGCGCAGCTCGCGCCCTCGCTCGACGGCACGCTGCAGCTGATCCAGATCGCTCTGCCGGCAGCCGGGCCGGCGACCGAGATCCGGGCTGAGCACATGATCGGCGGGACGCTCACGCACGTCGAGCACATTGATCCTATCGGTGCGGTGAAGCTTGGCTATTGCCGCAACTGGACGCCGCAGCCAGGCCTGCAGACGAACCTGGCGGCAGGGCATGCGAAGTTGTTTGAGGTCGAGTGGCCGTTGACGGTCACCAGGCCGAGTCCGACTGCGGCCCGTGACAAGCTCCCCACCGACGTCGAGATGCGCGGTACCGCGCTGCTGCACGGCGTTGACGCGGCTGCGGAAGCCGAGCGTGAAGCCAACCTGTGGGGGCCAGGCCGCGACATCTACGAGTTCGACGGCGTGCCCGACCTGCTGATGCTCAAGAAGGGCGCGCGGCTGATCGTCTACCACGACCAGGACGGCATGGCCGCTGGCGTCGAGGCCCAGGTGCTGACGATCACGCGGGACTGGTGGACGAGAAAAGTGAAAGTGAGGTTCCTGAAATGATCCCGGTCATCAACGACATCGATCGGCTGCTGCGGGCTGCGCCGTCGCGCTACGGCGAGGCCTACGACCTCGATCTTCGACTCACCGCCAGCGCGCCGGCATTCACGGTGGCTCTCGACGCCACGGTCAGCCCATCGGCGATCGTGTTCATCGTCTCCCGTGTCGGCATTGGCGCCGGCCCGGTCGTGTTCACGACGGACACCGGTGTCCCGCTGGCGATTGACGGCGACGTGGCCACGCTGCTGCCGACCGACATGGTGGGCCCGTCCTGCACCGTGACAGTCACCCAGACGTGGCAGGGTCAGGAATATGTCGATCGCAGGACGGTACTCAAGACGCTGGCATTTGACGCGTCGACGCCGCCGGCGCCGAGCGGCCTGAAGGCGTCCGGCACGCTGGCCAGCATCCAGCTGACGTGGGACCCGACCAACAACACGAATATCGGCAAGGTCGAAGTGTGGCGCGCGCTGGTCAACGATCGCGCCGAGGCGGCGCCGGTGGGCGAGACTGCGGGCCTGGCTCGCAACTTCGCGGACAACATCGGCGCGGAGGGGGAGTTCTACTACTGGATTCGCTACATCTCGAAGGCCAACATTCCGGGCCCGTTCAATGCCGAAGGCGGTACGCGCGGCGCGACCGGCACCGATTCGGACTACCTGCTCGACCTGCTGACCGACAAGATCACGGAGTCGCAGCTGTTTGACGCCCTCCGTGGACGCATCGACTTGATCGACGCCGAGGGGACAGGCCTGGTCGATCGTGTTGATGCGCTGGTCGAGATTTATGGTGATACCTCGTCGTCAGCCGAATCCGCCATGGCTGCTGCTCAAGCGGCTGCCGATGCTATTGCGGCCCGTGCGGAAGCGCTCCTTGCGGCCGGCGCCAGTGAGAGCGCTGCGGTAGATGCAGATTCGTCACGGATCGCTGCCGAAGTATCAAATCAGGCTGCGGGCACCTCGGCGTCGGCGGCTTCCAGCTCGGCCCAAAGCGCGGCGTCGTATGCAGAGGATGCCGGGTCTGCCGCCTCGGCCTCGAGCCAGGCCAAGCTTGAGGCCCAGGCGGCACGGGGTGACGCTGTCGCTGCCGCATCGGCTGCTGTCTCGGCGCGCGATACGGCGGTGGCCAGAGCAAATGATGCCGGGGAATATGCCGCCTCGGCCTCGAGTAGCGCGAACACAGCGTCTACGAAAGCCGGCGAGGCGTCCTCTGCTGCGACGCGTGCCGCCACCTCGGAGAGCAACGCAGCCAGCTCGGCCAGCAGCGCATCGACCAGTGCCTCCAACGCTGCCACCTCGGCAAATCAGGTCGGCGGTAGCGCCCAGGCGGCGGCGGGATCGGCTTCCTCCGCGGCTACTTATGCTGACAGCGCGGGCAACAGTGCAACTGCAGCAAACGCGGCCAAGGTGGCGGCCGAGAGCGCTAGAGATGCGGCGGCCGGATCCGCCAACGCAGCCGCGACTTCAGCGTCGACAGCGAGCACAGCAGTTAATGACGCTGGGTCGTACGCAAATTCCGCGAGCCAGAGCGCGAACACGGCCAGCACTAGCGCAGCGGATGCGCTGGCATATCGCAACAGCGCAGCGCAAAGTGCCGTTGATGCGGCAGGGCACGCCACCGCTGCTGCACAGGACGTTTCAGCAGTGAACGCGCGTCTAAATAACGCTGGCGGGACGGGTGTGACTGTCGAGCAGACGCTCAGCGCACAGGCGGACAGCATCGGTGATCTGCGAGGTCTGGCCGCGGTGGTGATCGACAGCAATGGCTATGTCGTCGGCGTGGGCCTGGCCAGCGAAATCATCGACGGACAGCCGACGTCGAGCTTCATCGTGAACGCCGCCAACTTCGCCTTCGTGACACCTGGCGCCTCACCCCAGGTGATGTTCACCGGCGGGACCGTCAACGGCCAAACGGTGATCGGCTTCAGCGGCACGCTGATGGGGCCATCGGGCACGCTGGGAAATCTCAGGATTAATGGTTCGCTCGGGGTCAAGGCGATCAGCTACAACAACGACGTCGGGATTTGGCAGGGGCTCGTGAACGGCGTGCCCAAGTTCAGCATCGTGGCTCCCAACGGCGCAAAGCTGTTGTTCGATCCAACCCAGCCGCAGCCGCTGCAACTTGTGAATGTCCCACAGGCAACATCGTTCGCGGCCGGGATCACTATTCAAGACGGCATCGATTACCGCACAGTTGGCAGAAACGTCAACGGCGCGTTTGGCGGCACTTTTATCGCAACCACAGCCAATGGTGTTGGGCCGTACACCTACAACTGGAGCGTCAGCAGCGCGGGAATTGCTGAGGGCTGGATTAATGGCTCAGCCACAGGCCAGCAAGCCTCACTCGCGGTATTTGGTCACGGTATCCGGACCGAAGACGGGTCGCCTGCGGACTTTGATTTTTATGTGACCTGCGTCGTGACAGACACTGGCACCAACACGGCCCGCACCATCACGCGGCTGATGACCATAGGATTTGTATGACTCAATTCGCAGTTATTGAGGTGGACACAGAGCGGGTTCTTAGCGGGGTTGGTCGCCGTGATCCAGAGGGTTATACGGGCCCTCTCACTTGGCAGCCGATGCCGCGTGCCGGCATCGTTCATCGGCCCTGGCAGGGGAGACTGGCACTGAGCGATGCGCCTTCCCCCTGGCATGAATATAAGTGGGTCGATGGTTCGCCGCAGTGGGTGTTCACCGGCACCCTCGATCAGTATCGAGAACTCAAGGCGACGGCCATCAGCGACGCCTGCCGCGCGCACATCGAACGCGGGTTCGAGTGCACCGCGCTGGGGGAGTCGTACCTGTACCCGGCAAAAGCACAGGACCAGGCCAATCTCGTGGCTTCCGTCACCGATTCACTGCTCGTGGCCGATGAGCCGGAATGGACAACTCCATTCTGGTGCGCGGATCAGGCTGGTGTCTGGGAATACCGGCCGCACACCGCCGCCGAGATCCAGCGTGTTGGGCGGGAAGGCAAGGCCACGATCGTCGCCGCCTTGCAAAAGAACGAAGCGCTGCAGCGGCAGATCGCCACGGCCAGCGCCGAACAACTTGAATCCATCACCTGGTGACCTGATGCCCAATATGAAAGTCATGATCAACAACGCCGCTGCTCGGGCAACCGTTACGGCTTTGCCGGTCGCGCCCGGGATGTCGATCGCCGCAGCGCTGAACGACATCAAGTCCAACGTTTGCCGCGCGACCGGTACCGAGATCGAGATCGTCCTGACCTGGGACGAGATCGAGCGAATCGGCGGCGTCCATCTCCCCTGGTGCAATGGCTCGCCGCTGACCACGATGCAGGTGCTGTGCTATGCCGACAAGGCCGGCGCCACCCAAAGGCTGGACACAGGCGTGCAGCTGGCCTGCCCGGCGCGCGAGCGCGTGCTGCGCGCGCCGTGGACGCCCGTCAGCGCCGCCAGCGCCTATGCCTACGGCGGCGGCACACACGCCTTTACCTGGTTCGACAACGTGGACGTCAAGCGCCTGGTTATCCGCCTCAAGGATCCTGGCAACCGGCAGGGCTACCTCGAGGTATCGCGCCTCTACGTGGGGGAGCAATTCTCCCCGGACAAGAACATGTCCTACGGCCTGGGCCTGGCGCCGACCAGCACGAGCGCCCCGTTCCGCACGGACGCCGGCGATCGGCGGGTCGTGCGCGGCACGAAGGGTTCGAAGCTGGAGATCGAGCTGGGCCACATGACGGAGCGTGACCGGGTCTTCTTTTGGGACATGCTCGTAGCCAACGGCCTCGAGGAGCCTGCCATCATCGATCTCTACCCAGGCGATGCATCGGCAGAGCGTGCGCGGGACCATCGGATGTATGGCGTGCTGGTGCAGCTGCCAGCGATGCGCCGGCCCAGCTTCGCATCCCATATGACCTCGTTGGAATGGGAGAGCATGTGACGTGCCTGGTCTCGTCCGCCAACAGCCAAAACTACCACCCCATCCCAAAAATAGAAGTGCAGATGTTCCCACAAACAATGAAAGAGACCATGTCAATCGAAGCTACCGCTGGCGGTACCCTCATCAAAATCTTCGGCGTGCCGGTCCTGGCCGGCGCAGCTGCTACCGGCCTCGCGTTCCTGTTCATGTGGCCGAAGACCCTCAAGGAAGCGGCTGTCCGCTTCGTATGCACCCTGATCGCGTCCGCGCTGGCCGGGCCGTTCCTGGTGATCGCCGTGCACAGCTGGTGGCCCAGCGTGTTCGCGTCGGCCGGGCAGGTGGCCGGCGTGTACGGCCTGCCCGCCGAGCTGGGCGCGCTGTTCGTCGCCGCGCCCTTCCTGGTCATTGCAGGCCTGCCGGCCTGGTGGATCCTCGGCGGCCTGGTCCTGTGGCTCGAGCGCCGGCGCGGGAAGGATCTCGGCGAGATCGTCCATGACGCCGCAGCCGTGGTCAAGGATGTCCGGGAGGCGATCTGATGCGCCCTGACGAATTCCTCGACCAGCTGCTGCCGGCAGCACTCACGTGCCATCGCACGAGCGGCATCCCGGCCTCATTCACCCTGGCCCAGGCCGCGCTGGAGTCCAGTTGGGGCGCCCGCGCGCCCGGGTTCAACCTGTTCGGCGTGAAGCCGGGCCCGGCCTGGAAGGGCGACACCGTGCTGGTCGACACCCACGAGTACATCAAGGGCGTGCGCACCCCGGTCAAGTGCCCATTCCGGGCCTACGGCAGCTGGCTGCACTGCATGAAGGACCATGCCGACTTCTTCCTGGCGAACCCGCGCTACCGGAAGTGCTTCCTCGAGAAGACCGGCGAAGGCTGGGCCCGGGCCGTGGCCGCCGCCGGCTACGCCACCGACCCGGGCTACGCCGACAAGCTGATCGCGATCATGCGCGGCCGGAACTTGGCGCGGTTTGATGCCCAGGCGAGCGAGGTGCCGGCGTGAGCGCGCTCGATCGCCTGCTGCTCGGCTGCATTCTGGCCGCCGCGGCGCTGGTGGCGGGCGTGCTCGAGCTGCGCCACTATGGTGCCGAGCAGTACCGGGCTGGCCACGCCGCGGCGGGCGTCGAGGGCGAAAAGCTGCGGCAGGCGGAAGCCGACCACAACCGTAAAACCGAGTCGGACCTGCGCGACCAGCTGGCCCAGCGTGACGCAGACGCCAACAAGAAGGAGCAAACCTATGCTGCGAACCTCGAAGCTGCTCAGCGCCGCGTGCGCGCTGGCACTGACCGCCTGCAATGCCCTGCCGCCAGCCCCGTACAGTCCGCCGCCACGGCCGCAGATGGACCCGTTGCCGCCGGACTTGAAGTTGAGCCAGCAGGACCGGCTCTTATGCCGGAGAGTGCTGCTGATCTTCTCGGCGTCGCAGCAGACGTTGCAGGACTCGTGCGGCGATACGACCGCCTCGAGCAGCGGTTCGAAGAGTGCCGCGCGCTGAACGCAAAGTGATGGACTTCCACGCCATCATCCCGGGCCGCGAGCCCGGGATGATGATGCGCGTGGTCGACGGCCAAGTGCTTATCGTGCCGCCGGCGCCGGGCGCCACGGATCAGTCTAGCGGCCAGAACCAGATTTCCCAGCAGCCAAAGAAGCAGCTCCGAGCGCACTCGGCGAATCCGTAGGGGCCTGGGTGCACCAGGTCGATATGGCCGCCGGGCCCACCAGCAATGCGGAAGAATGACACGACGCCCGAGCGCTGACCGATTCCCGCCCTGGCTGCACTCTCGCTGTCGTAGATTTCGGGCCGCCCCCACATGTGATCGAGGATCTTGGAGAGCGTATGCTGGCGCGGCTCGAGCTTTTGCCCCTTCAGTCGGCCTGCCTTCGCTTGCATGGACGCCCCCAGCAAGGGCACGCCAGCGCGGGCCAAGCCCACGCTCATCCGGATTGCGCACGTGTCCTTGTACGCGGGATTGTTGGCAATATCCGACCAGCCGAGCTCTGCATATAGCGCCTCGCGCTTTTCGCTGCGGGGATAGTTAGACCACAGGGTCGAGAAGAAAGGCCTCATGACCGGCCTCCGCTCCGGCATGGGTACCGGCGCTTGAGCTGCTGGAGCAACAGCACCGCGGCGTTCTTCTTGCGCTCGGCCGCTGGCATCTTGGCGATGTCGCCGGCCAGCTCGTAGGCCAGGTCCGGGGTCTTGTACTGGTCGACATCGCACCATACGGTGCCTTCCGATCCATCCCGTACGCCATCGAGGTAGCTGTAAGCCTTCTCGCGCTGCAGGTATTCGTAGCCCGTCGGATCGAGCGGCGCCATCATCTTGACGAACTGGTCGCCGCTCATCGTGTAGGGGTATGGCGCCGCGGCCGCAATCGCCGGCAGCACCAGGGCGAGAAGCAAGGTTTGTCGCATCGGTTCCTCCATCGTGGTGATGGGGAAATCGTCCCAGAGTTGGGTTTACGACAACTTGGCAGTGGTCAACGGGCGGCGGGCGGCAGATCAACGGCACGTGCAGGCCGGACCCAACTCGGCAACTTGACCAATTTGGCAAGTTGGACGCCGACGGCCGGGGTCGGCGAGCACGCGGCAAATGAGGGCGAACCCAGCGCCGCGCGCTTCCAGGAAGTTCGTGGCCTCGCGCGGTCCGTCCTCGATGAGGATGACCACGGCCTGGTCGACGGCGGCGGCGAGATCGGTGTTTGGTCGGTCGGTAGTCATGGCCGCCATGGTGCCGCCGCCGGCGGCTCACCGGTTGACCCTGCTCAACAGTGCTACACTCGGCCCATGTACGGAAAAGTCAAACGGCTGCGCCACCAGGGCATGCGTCTCCCTGATCGCGAGATCAGCCAGTCCTCCTTCGTCCAAGGCGAACTCACCCTGGCCGCCCTGGCCAGTACCTACGTGCTGGACGTCAAAGACCCGAGCTCCCAAGTCGGCGACAGCCTCTTCCCCAGGCTGTACGAAGCCCGGCTCGTCACCATGCACGGCGACAAGATGCTGTTCAGGGGTGAGGAGCGGCCGCAGGGTGAAGCTGGGCCGGCGTACGTGCAAGAGTGGTCGGTGGTGGTGGAATTACGCCCGTAACCGGCGAGGAAGCTCAGGCGTAGGTTTTGGCGTAACTTCTGTAAAAAGCGCCTTTCCCTCATAGGGGAAAAGACCTATGCATCATCGGAGTGTGCTTGTCGGCGGTCGCGAGGGCTTTTGCCGCGGCGGAATTGATTTCGCGTGGAACGTTCATGTGGTCAAGTCGGGACAGCGGGCCAGGAGAGCCGGCCTAGGTCCG